GTTATAACGCTTAAAAAAGTATGTGAGCCTAAATACACGCCACTAAATGTAATATTCTATAATAAATTTGGAGCACTACAAAACCTATGGTTCTTTAAGAAGTCTATGACTAATATTAATATTACTTCACAACAGTTTAAAAATAATATTTTAGATATAGAGAATTCTGGTGGAGCACCATCTTATGCATTAAGTAAGCATCAAGAAAAGAAGTTTATGGCAAATGGAAAAGAATCAATAACTGTTAATTCAGGGTTTTATAGTGAAGACCATAATGAGGTTGTAAGAGAAATGTTACTTGCAGAACAAGTTTGGATTTATAATGGAACAAACACTTTACCTATAAATCTTAAATCTAATACACTTCAATTCAAAAAGTCAGTTAATGATAAACTTATTAGTTACACCTTGTCCTTTGATTACGCTTACGATAAAATAAACAACATTCTATAATGCAAAAAATAGTATTATACATAAAAAATAATGATGATGTCTATAAGAGAGTAGATATGTTTAATGATGAAACTATTTCGTTAACATCTAAAATACAAGACGTAAGAGATATACAAAAGGTATTTACTGACTTTAGTCAAACATTTACATTACCTGCTTCTAAAACAAATAACAAGTTGTTTCAACATTGGTATAACTATAACATTGATAATGGTTTTGATGCAAGAAGCAGAAAAGATGCTGTAATGGAACTAGACTTTTCTCCGTTTAGAAGAGGCAAGATTTCTCTTAATAATGTTAAGATGAAAGACAACAAACCTTTTTCTTATGAGGTTGTTTTTTATGGCAATACTATAAACTTAAAAGATTTGCTTGGAGATGACGAATTAAGTACTCTTGGTCAACTAGATGATTATACACATGATTACACAAGTTCTAATGTTAAGAATGGATTACAAACAGGATTATCTTCTGGTAAAATAATATATCCTTTAATATCACACACAAAAAGATTTTATTATGATTCGGCTCAATCGAGCCCTAATTATAGTGGTAATTTATATTACAACACATCACAAAACGGTATTGGTTTAGAGTTTGATGATTTAAAACCTGCTGTTAAATGCCTAACTATAATAGAAGCTATAGAAGACAAATATACTACGGCTAACGGATATTCTTCTAATGTTGTGTTCACTAGAGATTTCTTTAGCTCAACTGAATTTAGTAATCTATTTCTTTGGTTAAGTAGAAACAAAGGAGCTATAGGAGGAGACGAAAACCAAGAAGAAACATTAAGTCGTATATGTGGTGCATGGGGGTACTCTTCTGGTGACTTAGGTTTTAATATAACTGGAGATACTTGGACTGTATCAACTTCAGGGCATACAAGACGTTATGATGCACAATTAACAATAACTACAACAGGTGCAGACCAAACTAAACCTTATAGTGTAAAAGCTATAGATTATGTTACTGGAAATACACTAGGACAATTAGCTTTAGGTGCAGGAGCTTCAAGAGATTTCACTGTTCAATTAATATCAACATTTGAACTTGTTAATTATCAAATCAAATGGATTGTTGAATCTAATGAAACTTTATCGTTTACTCCTACATTAAACATGACAGAGTATATACTTAATCCAATAACACAAACTCCTATAGGTACAAACACTGCTGTATTTAATATAGGAGGAACTGGAGCAAGTATATCTACAACAAGTGAGATTATAATAACAGACAATGTGCCTAAAATAAAAACTATTGATTTTCTTACGGGATTATTTAAGATGTTTAATTTGACAGCATATTATATTGACGATGTAGCTGATGCAGACTTTGGTAAAATATATGTAGATACTTTAGATAACTTTTATTTAGATGCAGCAAACAATCCGTCTGAAGGTAGTTATGATATAACAAAACATATAGATACAAAAGAATTAACTATAGACAGGGCTTTTGAATTTAATCAAATTAATTTTGAGTATGAAGAACCCTCTACTTTATTATCTATAAATCATCAAGAACAATTTAATGAGATATTTGGCAACGAAGAAGTAAGACCTACGTTTGTTGATAGAGGAACTAAATACGAAGTTAAAGTACCTTTTGAGCACATGAAGTTTGAAAGAATAATCGACACTAATCAAACAGGAACAAGTCCTTATTCAGCAATTACATCTCCTTCGCCATACATAACAGACATTCTTTGTGGTTATTCAGCAGATGGTGACTTCGAATCTAAAACAGATGTAACTCCAAATACTGGTAATTATTCTCCAGTACTAACGAAACCTTTAGTGTTTTATGCTATACAAGAATCTGGATTATCTTCTGGAACAGGAATCAAATGGATTTCAGATGGAACTCCTGTAGAAATAACACAATACTATAGACCTTCTAACACTAATGAAGACGGAACAACGTCAACTGCGGCTGCTTTTACTATTAACTTTGATGATGAAATAGATGAGTGGAATTTAACTAATTATGATGGAGGCACTAACTCTTTGTTTAAAAAGTTTTACGCTAATTATATTAACGGAATCTTTGAAGAAAAGAAAAGAATATATAAGTTAAAAGGATACTTGCCAACAGATATATTAGTTAATTATAGATTAAATGATGAGCTTGTGATACAAGATAGAACATTTACGATTAATTCTATAAGCACAAACTTTAAAACTGAAGTAAGTCAATTAGAATTACTAAACAAATTATAACTATGATTAAGAATATATTTGATTTACTAAACGCTTCTGATTGGTATGGAGCAGGAGAAAATATAGAAATTGCAAAAGGCAAACATTTAGCTGTAAAAGACTTTAAACAAATGAAAGAACAACTTAAAAGATTAAGATATGGCAAGTAAAAAAATACTTATTCAAGTTGACGTAACAACTAAATCAGCAGAAGTACAGATTAATAAAGTTGTTGATTCTATGAAAAGACTTGAAGGAGCTACAGTAAAACAATCTGTAGCAACTAAAAAGTTAAAAACTGACACTGGATTAAATAATGCTATACTTTTAGAAACAGGTCGTTTAGCTTCAGATGCTTCTTATGGGTTTGGTGCTATTGCAAACAACTTAGGTCAATTAATAACGTTATTTCAATCTTCTGCAAAAGCTTCAGGCGGTGTTACAAAAGCTCTTGGTAGGTTATTTCGTATACAAAGTTTATTTATAATTGGTATACAATTATTAATATCTTTTATGCCGAAAATAATTAAAAGATTTCAAGATAAAGCAAAAGCAGCTAGAGCCGTTAAAGATGCTTTGATAGAAGGAACACAAGCTGTACAAGGTCAAGTTAAAGCACTGGAAAGTTATCAAGAAATGTTAAATTCCAACAACCTAAGTTTAACAGAAAAACAAAAACTATTAGACAAGGTTGCTAAAGAACAAAAGCTAGATAACTTAGAATTAGATGAAAACAATAACTTATCTGAAGAATCAAACAAACTTATAAAAGATAAAATAAGGTTATTGGTTTTAGAATCTCAAGCCAACACTATTAAAAGTCAAATACAAGAAGAGCTAACTAAAAGAGCTAAAGCTTTAGCACAAGTAGAGGAAGATGTAAACTCACAAATATCTAAAGGAACTGATTTTGTTGACAGAAACACAAAAGGTTTACAAAATAATGTTAAAGTTGGTGTTTCAGCAGTTAAAACTATAGTAAACAATACTAACGCTTTTGCTGGGTTAAAGAAAGCTATTGGATTAGTGTCAGCTCCTTTTAAAGCATATAATGATGATGTAAATAGTGCAGAAGCTATACAGTCAAGAAGAAATAAGGCAGATGCAGAATCTAATAAAATTACAAAAGAAAGTGAAAATAGGCTAAATGTGCTTATAGAAAAGTTTAAATCCTTAACCACAGAAATGCTTTCTCTCACTGACGCTAATGAACAATTAAAAGAAAGTCAAATAGATGAAGGATTGTTTGAAAGAATTGAAAGGGATAATATTAAATTACAAAATATTACTGCAAAGTATAACGCAAAAAGTATTGAAGATGATTTTGCTAGAAAAGATGCAGAATTAAAAGCAGAAGAACAATATCAAATTGACGCTATAAATTCTACAGAAGCTTATGAAACAGAAAAAGAATCAGCTAGATTAGCTGTTCAAATATATTATGCTAAACAAAGACAGGATAACAGAGAAAAAGAAGAGGATGCTATAAAAGCGTCACAATTATCAATAATCAGTATTTATGCTAAAGCTATTGGTACTATGGGCAAATTGTTTAAACAAGGAAGCGATGCTTCAAAAGCTGCTGCTTTAACTGAAATAGCAATAAACACTGCTGTTGGATATGTGCAAGGTTTAGATATTGCACAAAAATCAGCTAAAGGAACTGGGGCTTTAGCCGCTTTTTCTTTTCCTGTTTTTTATGCACAACAAGTTCTTGCTGTATTAGGTGCGGCTGCTCAAGCTAAACAAATATTATCTAGCGGTGGAAAAAGCACACCCTCAAGCTCTATTTCTGGAACAAGCACACCAACAACAATAGAAGCTCCTGACTTTAATGTAGTCGGTGCTGGGGGTGTAAGTCAATTAGCAACCACATTAGCAGGTGTAACAGGGCAACCATTAAAAGCATTTGTTGTTAGTAAAGAAATATCATCAGCTCAAGAATTAGAAAGAAATATTACAACTACAGCATCAATAGGTTAATTATTAAAATAAATTCAATATGAAAATAGTAGAATTAATTATAGACGAAGAACAAGAATTATCTGGAATAGAAGCAATCTCTATTGTAGATGAACCAGCAATAGAAGAAAACTTTATTGCATTATCTAAACAGCATGAAATAAAACTAGCTGAAGTAGATAAAGAAAAGAAAATATTAATGGGTGCTGCTTTAGTTCCTAACAAGAATATTTACAGACGTAACGGAGAAGACGAGTATTATATATTCTTTAGTGAAGATACTGTTAGAAAAGCATCTGAACTATTCTTAATGAGAGGCAATCAAAATAAATCTACATTAGAGCATCAAGCTGAATTGTATGGGTTGTCTGTAGTTGAATCATGGATTATAGAAGACGATGTACACGATAAATCAAGAAAGTATGATATGGATTTGCCTGTAGGTACTTGGATGGTTTCTATGAAAGTAAACAACGATGAAGTTTGGGATAACTACGTTAAAACAGGTTTAGTAAAGGGATTCTCTATAGAAGGTTATTTTACAGATAAAATTGCTATGAGTAAAATACAAGAAGTTAATGAGGAAGAAGAGGCAAGAGAAATACTATTGGAGATTGCCAATTCAATACTAGACAATAAGTATGAACTTAAAACTTATGGTGATTACGGAAGTGGTGTTAGAAACAATGCTAAAAGAGGTATTGAGCTTAACAAGAAAGTAAATAATAAATGTGCCACAAGCGTAGGAAAAATAAGAGCTCAGCAGTTGTCAAGAGGTGAAAAATTGAGTGTGTCAACAATTAAGAGGATGTATTCTTATTTATCAAGAGCAGAAACGTATTATGATGCTGGAGACAGTAAAGCTTGTGGAACTATATCATATTTATTATGGGGTGGTAAAGCGGGATTAAACTGGTCAAGAGGCAAGCTAAGAGAACTTGGTGAATTAAAAATGGCATCAATGGTTGTGGATAAAGACCACGCAATTATAAATGATAGATTAGCTTATTCAAGTAAAGAAAAAGCTGAAGAAATGGCAAAAGATTTAGATTGTAAAGGAATACACGAACACGACCTTGAAGGTAAAACTTGGTATATGCCTTGTGAACAACATTTTTTAGCAGAAGTAGGTGAAGACGGAGTAATAAGAAAAAGTCCTAAAGCACCTAAATCCGACACCCCTAATCCTAATCCTAAAGGTGAAGGAACGGCAAAAGGAGATGCTTCTGGCAAAAGAGGTGCTAAGGTGTCAGAAAAAGATAGAGCTGCTCTTAAAAAGAAAGCAGATGATTTTAATGAAAAATATAAAGAAAAATTAGGTTATGGTATAACTGTTGGTATGCTAGCTTCGGTATTTCAAAGAGGTCTTGGAGCATACAACACAAGTCATTCGCCAAATGTTAAATCACCTTCACAATGGGCACACGCTAGAGTAAACGCCTTTATGTATTTGGTAAGAAACGGAAGACCAGAAAATGCCAAATATACTACTGATTATGATTTATTGCCAACTAAACATCCTAAAAGCAGTAAGAAATGAAAAAAACAAATGAAACTGTAGGAAACGCTGTTCCAAGCGGTAGTAGAAGAGGTTGTATGTGTAAAGATGGTACATACTCAAGAAAGTGTTGTGATGGAACTTTAAGAAGTCAAGGTGTCGGAAGAATATCAGGTGTAGGTGTTTTATTATTAGAATCAGGAGGAAATATATTACAAGAAAACGGTCAAAATATAAAATTATAAATAATGTCAAAAAAAATATCACAATTAGATTCAATATCATCAATACAGGAAACTGATTTAATAGCTGTAGTACAGAGTGGTTCAACACAAAAAGCTACAATAAGTCAAATTGAAAACTATTTAATTCCTACTAATTTAACTATGTCTGATGGAGACACAATAAATCTTTCAGATTCAACTTACTCGGATTCTATGCTTATTAGGTTAACTTGGAGTGGAGGAGCTGGAAATGCAACTTTAAACCTACCTTCAGCATCAAGCAATACAAATAGAATTATGAGGTTTATCTCTAATGGGGGATTTGCTGTTTCTACAAGAGTAAATTTAACTCCTATAGGTTCTGACACTTTAGATGGCTCTACAGATGCTTATGTTATAAATATAACTTATGAAGGTATACAGGTATGGTCAGATGGTGTTGAATGGTTTATAATACAAAAAAAAGCATAAAAATCTAACAAGGTTTTTATATACAGTTAATTAGTTAAGATAAATTAATTTATAAATCGAAATTTATGGAAAACACTAAAGCTACATCAATTTTGAACGACATCATGGAAAAACTATCATTAGTTAAAAAAGATGAAGTAAAAGAAGTTGAGGTGAATCAAGAAGTAAATCTTTCGGAAGAAGTTAAAGAAGAAGAAAAACTATCTCAAGAACTTACTGAGCTTGCTTGTCAAGAAGAAGTAAAAGAGGAGTTGTCTTCTGAAGAAGTTGTTTCTGAAGAGTTACAAGAGGAAGTTCCTGTAATAGAGGAAGCCTCTGAAGAAATTGAGATGGATGAAATGAAATACGTTAGTAAAGACGAATTTGATTCTAAAATCTCAGAATTAAAAGGAATGATTGAAGAAATGAAATTAGGTTACAAAGAAGAAAAACTATCTATGGAAAAAGAAATAGAGAAGTTATCTGCTGAACCAGCTTCAGAACCAATCGCACACAACCCTGAAGGGGAAGTAAAACAAAACTTTAAGTCTTTTGGTCAAAACAGAGTTATGAACACTAGAGATAGAGTAATGAACAGAATTGCTAATTTAAAATAAACTAAAAACTAAAATTAATTAAAAAATGGCTACTACTACATCAATTACAAGTACTTATGCTGGCGAATTTGCAGGCAAGTACATTTCTGCTGCTTTATTATCAGGTGTTACACTTGATAGAGGTGGTATTGAAATCAAACCAAATGTAAAGTTCAAAGAAGTAATCAAGAAAATTGCTACTGATGCTAACGTAATCAAAGACGCAACTTGTGATTTCACTGACACTGCAACTATTACATTAACTGAAAGAATCCTTCAACCAGAAGAATTTCAAGTAAACCTAGAGCTTTGTAAAAAAGACTTTAGAAGTGACTGGGAAGCTGTACAAATGGGATACTCTGCTTTTGACAACCTACCTCCAAAATTCTCTGACTACTTAATTGGTCACGTTTCTGGATTAGTTGCTGAAAAAACAGAAAACAACATTTGGAAAGGTGTTAACGGAAATGCTGGTGAATTTGATGGATTTACAACTTTATTAGCTGCTGATGGTGACGTTATTGACGTTGCTGCTGCAACTGTAACATCTTCAAACGTTATTGCTCAACTAGGAGCTATTGTTGATGCTATTCCTTCTTCACTATACGGAAAAGAAGATTTATACATCTATGTATCTCAAAACATTGCTAGAGCTTATGTAAGAGCACTAGGAGGATTTGGAATCTTAGAAAATGCTGCTGGTACTGAAAACGTATCTAGCATTGGAGCAAATGGTGTATCTAATCAAGGTACTATGTGGTGGCAAAATGGAGCATTATCTTTTGATGGTGTAAAATTATTTGTTGCTAACGGACTTGCTGACAATAGAGCTGTTGCTGCTCAAAAATCTAACTTATTCTTCGGAACAGGTCTTTTATCTGACCACAACGAAGTTAAGTTAATCGATATGGCTGACCTAGATGGTTCTCAAAACGTAAGAGTTGTTATGAGATTTACTGCTGGAGTTCAGTACGGAATAGGGTCTGATATTGTACTATATTCTTAATAAATTAAATTAACCAAAAATTAGGGTAGGTGGGTAAATGCCTACTTACCCTTTTTTTATAAAAAATAATAAACTATGGCTTGCGATTTATCATTAGGTAGAAAAGAACCTTGTAAAGATGTTGTTGGTGGCATAAGAGCAGTTTATTTTACTGATTTTGGAGATTTAGGTACAGTTACACAAACTGATGATGAAATAACAGATTTATCTGGAACTTTCACTGCCTTTAAATATGAAGTAAAAGGAAACTCGTCTTTTGAACAAAACATTACATCATCAAGAGAAAATGGAACTACATTCTTTGAACAAACATTAAATTTAACACTACATAAGCTTTCTAAAGAAGACAATAAAGAATTAAAATTGTTAGCTTACGGAAGACCTCATGTTGCTGTTGAAGATTACAATGGTAATGTATTTTTAATGGGATTACAGCATGGAGCTGATGTATCAGGAGGAACTATAGTTACTGGTGCTGCTATGGGAGATTTAAGTGGTTATACACTTAGTTTATCTGCTATGGAAGTAAAACCAGCTAACTTTGTAGCATCGCCTACATCTGCTGACCCATACGCTGGAATGTCTAGTGCAACTGTTACAGTAACAGTAGGTACTAATTCATAATAACTAAATTTAATTGGGTTAAATTAAGGGATGCTTCGGTATCCCTTTTTTTATGAAAACAAATTAGCAATTATTTGTTACTTATAATATGGTAGTATTAACAACATCAACAGATGCTCAGAGTTTTAAGGTAATTCCTAGAAGTGCACAAAGCTCAGTTACGTTTGAACTAACTGATAAATCTAAAAGAACTACAAGTGCTATTAGCGTTTCTGTAACTAATTCAAATGGGTATATGACTGTTACAGGTAGTTTTTCATTAGTAGAAGGTAGATTTTATTCATTTGCAATTAAAAATGGTGCTGTAATTATATATAGAGGCTCTATTTTTTGCACAGACCAAACTAATTTTAATACCTTTGATGTACATTCTGGAGAATACACTACAGAAAACACATACGATAACGATTTTGTAATAATATGAGAAAAGTAAATAAAATGGCAAAAAAAAGATATAATAGTAAACCGTTGCCAAAAGTAGAAAAAGGAAAGATACATATAGTCAATATGTCTTCTTACACAAGACCTGAAATTAAAGAACAATATAATAGAGATTGGGTAGAATATGGAGATGACAATAATTATTTTAGTTATTTAATAGACAGATATAATGGCAGTCCTACAAATAACGCTGCTATTAATGGTATTGCTGAAATGATATATGGAAAAGGAATTGATGCAGTTGATAGTAAAGAAAAAGAAGCTGATTACCTAGAGATGAAAGAACTCTTTACTAAATCTTGTATGAAAAAAGTATGCTACGATTACAAAATGATGGGTCAAGCTGCAATTCAAATAATTTATTCTAAGGACAGGAAAAAGATTGTGCAAGTAGAACATATACCTGTAGAGACGTTAAGGGCAGAGAAGGCAAATAACAAGGGTGAAATACAAGGTTATTACTATGCTAAAGATTGGTCAGACGTTACTTTTAAAACACAACCTAAAAGAATACCTGCATTTGGAACTAGCAAGTCAGGATTAGAAATACTATATATTAAACCTTATAGAGCTGGATTTTATTACTATTCACCAGTAGATTATCAAGGAGGATTACAATATGCAGAGTTAGAAGAAGAGATAGCGAACTATCATATAAATAACATACAGAATGGTCTTGCACCAAGTATGCTTATAAACTTTAATAATGGTGTGCCTACAGAAGAACAGAGAAGTTTGATTGAGCAAAACATACAAGAAAAGTTTAGTGGGTCTTCTAATGCTGGTAGATTTATATTGGCATTTAACGATAGCAAAGAGCTTTCTGCAAGTATTGAGCCAGTTATACTAAGTGATGCACATGAACAATATAAATTCTTGAGTGATGAATCTATGAGAAAGGTAATGGTATCACACAGAATTGTATCGCCTATGCTTGTAGGTATAAAAGACAATACTGGTTTAGGTAATAATGCTGAAGAATTACAAACAGCATCTTTACTTATGGATAATACAGTTATTAGACCAATGCAAGTTACTATACTAGATGAACTAGAAAAAGTATTAATGTACAACGGAATTGAATTAGATATATACTTTAAAACATTACAACCTTTAGAATTTACTGATTTAACAAATGCTATTACAGATGCAGAGATAGAAAAAGAAACAGGAATAAAAAAGGGAGATAGTGAAGAAATAGAAGAACAAATAAATATAGAAGAATAATGGCAACAGCACTATTTATAAAAAGGTCAGATTTAGTTAAAAATACTGCATTAAATTCAAATGTAGATACAGATAAATTTATACAGTTTATTAGTTTGGCACAAGAGATTCATGTACAAAATTATTTAGGCACAGATTTATATGATAAAATAAGTGCTGATATAATAGCAGGAACATTAACTGGAGATTACTTGTCTTTAGTTAATGACTATATACAACCAATGCTTATACATTTTGCTATGGTAGAATACTTGCCATTTGCAGCTTATTCTATATCAAATGGTGGTGTATATAAGCACAATGCTGAAAATAGTCAAATAGCAAATAAAGAGGAAGTAGATTTCTTAATTCAAAAGGAGAGAGATTTTGCTGAGTATTATGCTCAAAGATTTATAGATTATATGACTTATAATGCACCGTCTAAATTTGACGAGTATTATAGTAATTCAAATCAAGACATTTATCCAGATAAAGATACAGGGTTTCACGGATGGGTATTATAAAGAAAAACTACAAACCTAAAGAGGTTAACGTAAAAAAATTATTAACTTATTTAAAAAAGAAAGATAATGGCAA